GCCCCCGAACTTGAGGTCGTGGCGAAGGTGACAGCCGACAGCCCGTCGCCGCTGCAGGTAGCGAACGTGCAGGCGGTGCAGGCTCTGCTTGCGGCGCTGAAGCCGTCGCAGATGGCACCGACCCCGCTGGCACCTGACGCGGTGGTGCTGCTGCTTCAGTCGGCGGGCGTGAGCGAGGTAAACGCGCGGGCGATGGTGGCGGCGCAGCTGGCTGTACCTGACGCGGTCGCAGAGGCGCCCGTAGCAGGGCAGGAAGGCGGGGGCGCGGCACCTGCCGCTGCACCTGTCGCGGCAGAGGTCGGCACGCCTGCGCCGTCGACGCAGCCGCAGGTCGTGGTCGGCGGCAACATCGAAGTGCCAGCGGCGATCGGGGAAGCGGCAGCGTTCGCCCCGGTCAAGCCTGCGGGGGAGATGTCAGACCTATCAGACGAGGTCGACACGCAGCCGACTGCTGAGATGGCAACGGTCGCCGAGCGGGCGCTGACCTGGCGTGCCGAACACGGTCGGGGCGGCACGGATGTCGGGGTGGCGCGTGCGCGTGACATCAAGAACCGCAAGGCGCTGTCAGAGCAGACGGTGCGGCGGATGGCGTCGTACTTCGCCCGGCACGAAGTCGACAAGAAGGGCAAGGGGTTCGACAGCGGCGGCGACGGCTACCCCTCGGCGGGTCGAATCGCGTGGGATCTGTGGGGCGGCGACGCGGGTGCGGCGTGGTCGGCGCGCAAGGTCGAAGAGTTCGATCGGTTGGCGGGCGACCTTGCCGAGACGGCGGGGCTGCTGTCGGCGTCGCTGGCAGATCATCCTGACGTCGTGGTGCCTGACAGCGTGAAGGCTGCAGCTGCAGCGGCGCTTGCGGCGCACCGTGCGTCGAAGGCGAAGACCAGCGACAGCGGCGCCCTTGTGTACGCACGCGACTTGGCTGCAGGCAAGCGCCTAGCATGGGGTCGCGTGATGCGGCTTGCCGAGTACTTCCTGAAGCAGCACCCGCAGCACGTCGGCACGAAGGCGTACTTGGCGCACGGGCCGTCTTGGCACGCCTACCAGTTGCGCGGCGGCGATGCTGCGCGGGCGTGGGTGCGGTCGCTGCTGACGTCGTACGCCAGCGGGGCGCATCAACGGGCTGCACGGCTTGCGGCGATGGGTACCGGCACGGGCGACCTAGCAGACGGCGAACCTGACGGGGTGCTAGTGGTCGGGGCTGACGGTCGCGAGTTCGTGACGTACCGGATGCTGCGCCCCGAAGAGGAGGTCGTGGCGTGGGTGACGTTGGCAGAGGGTCGGCGCGACCTTGACGTCGAACTGTCGAAGAAGCTGGAGGCGATCAGCGCTCGGCACCGGGAAGCGGTCATCGAAGGCCTTGCCGACGGATGGCAGGCGGGGGAGCGCGATCGGATCTGGTCGCAGTTCGTCGCCGAGTACCAGACGGCGCTGACAGAGGCTGCAGGCGCCCTTCGCGCTGACGTGTCGGCGACGGTGCTAGACGAGGCGCGACGGGCTGCGCGCGGGGGTGCTATCGCGACGATCAGCATCGACAACGTGGCAGCCGGTCAGGCGGCGCTTGCGGCACGTGCCGACGAGCAGTTAGCGCGTGCGGCAGCGATGACGCAGAAGGCGGGCGAAGTGATGGCGGACCGGGTGCAGGGCGAGGTCGAAAGCGCGATCCTCGGCGGCGCTGCGATGGAGGCCTTCGAATCGCGCATCACCCCGCTAGGCCTGCTGTCGTCGGGGCTCGAATCGCGCAACACGGTCGAAGGTGCGGCACGTGTCGCCGAGTACGCGAACACGCCAGCGGCGCTAGGGTTGATGCCGACTGAAGCGGTGCGGTCGTCGATTCCTGACGGCAAGCGGTGCGATATCTGCGCCGAGCGCGACGGCATTCGGATCAACCTTGTCAGCGAAGACGGCGACCCGGTGGAGATCCCGCCGCTGCCCGACCCCGACTGCGAAGGCGGTGCGTCGCGTTGCCGGTGCGGGTGGTTCGTGATCTACGGCAAGATCGACTAGGCCTTCGTGGCGCGGTCGACGGCGTCGATGCGTTCACCGATCCATCGCATGACCGGCACGGCCATCGAGTTGCCGATTGCCTTGTAGCGGGGGCCGTCGGCGGCGGGCTTGCCTCTGTAGGGAATGTTCGTCCAGTCGTCGGGGAAGCCCTGCAGGCGTTCGCATTCGACGGGAGTGAGGCGCCGCACGGCAAGGGGCGCAGGCGTGACGATGGCGACCGTGGCGCGGCTGTCGCCGCTGTCGAAGACCGACAAGGTGGGGGCGGGTCGATCGGCCTGCCACGTTTCGTCGTCGTCAGCGGAGCGCGCCCGCTTGGCCTTGACGAAGGGAGCGGCTACCGCGTGCGGGCCTTTCGCGACGATGGCGCTCATCGTCTGACTTGCTTCGATGCGGGGTTCGTATTGCGCCCCGACGCCCTGGTTGAAGGCGGCACCGTCGATGACGACGGGCGGAGCTGCGATCAGTCGCCCTGTGTATGCATCTTGCCCGCCGTAGGATCCGAGATGGCTGTCGGCGCAGAGCGTGCCGACAGTGTCAGCGCCTCGGTCAGCGCTGGCGGCAGTGCCTTCCCCCGACGTTCGGCGCGGCGCAGGATCCCCGCGCAGGCCTTCTGGCTCAAGTAGAACCGTGGCGGCACGTCGCCAGTCTGTAGCGTTTGCGACAACGAAGACACGACGGCGGCGCTGTGCCACTCCGAAGTGCTGTGCGTCCAAAATGCGGTAGGCGAACCCGTACCCGAGTTCGACCAGCGCCCCGAGGAAGGCGCCAAAATCCCGCCCTCCGTTCGATGACAGGACGCCGGGGACATTCTCCCACACAACCCATTCGGGGCGAAGTCGGTCGACGATAGCCAAGAATGTGAGGGCGAGGTTGCCACGCGGGTCAACCATTCCGGCACGCAGCCCGGCGACGCTGAAAGACTGGCAGGGGGTTCCTCCGACCACAAGGTCAACTGATCTGGGTTCGATGTTCCAGTTCGCATGGGTCGTCATGTCTCCGAAGTTCGGCACGGCGGGGAAGCGGTGCTGCAGCACGGCGCAGGGGAAGGGTTCGATCTCGCTGACGCCGACTGCCTGCCACTGCAGGTCGTGCCACGCGACAGAGGCGGCTTCGATACCCGAGCAGATCGACAGGTACTTCACGACGGGCTGCAGTCGCGGCAGCTGCAGTCGCGCAGGCGGTACTGCGTCGGCGCACTGCCGCGCCCTTCGACGACGCCGACGATTTCGCCGTCGACGATGAGGCGCCCGACGTCAGCGCGCATCGCCTGGCGTCCGCCGAGTTCAATGCGTTCGGCAAGGCGTGCGGGGGAGGGGTGGAAGCCTGCGGCGTGTGCTGCACGGATGGCGTCAAGGATCATGCGTTGTCGTCGCGTCAGCATAGGGGATCCGTTCGGGTGCTAGTAGGGGGCCGCTTCGCCCGCTAGCGGCACGCTACCGCACCACAGGGGGCTAGGCAAGGGGATCGGAGCGGTGCAGAAGTGGGTGCATGAGATCTGCACGCTACAAAGTCCGCACGCAGTCGGTTGCCCTCGGCGACGACAGCGACCTGCGATGGGTGTCGATGATCCCCGAAGGGGCGATCTTCGCGCACGGGATGGAGTGGCGCTTCGACGCTGACGCGACCGACCCCGACAACCTGCGCTTCACGTTCGACGACGCCGTCGAATCGCTAGAGCGGTGGCTTGCGGACTTCGCCCCGGCTGTGGCGATCGAGCATGACAAGAACGGCACGGCTGCAGGCTACCTGCGGCGCATTCGGGTGCTGACGGCATCGGAGGCGGCAGGCTACGGCATCAAGCAGCCTGCGCCGCGCATGATCTACGGTGGTCTAGACCTGACGTCACCCCGCTGGGCCGAAGCGTTCGACGCTGGCGAAGTGCCGTACGTCAGCCCGAACATTCGGGCATGGGCAAGCACGGAACGCGATAGCGCGCCCGGCTACCCGTTCGCGATCGGCGAAGTCAGTTTCGTCACCGTTCCCCAGATCAAGTCTCAACAGGTGCCTGTCGCAGAGATGCGGGGGGTCGCCCTTTCCGAAGGTGGCAAGATGACTGGAATGACGATGGAAGATTGTGCGGCCTACTGCGCCGACGCCGGGCTCGACGAGATGGCGATCGCCGCTTTGATGGCGAAGCTGTTCCCTGACATGCACAAGGCAGACCACGAGGCGAACCCCGACCTGGCCGAAGACCCCGAAGCGATCGAGGCTGCGGCTGTCGCCGAGCTGCAGAAGGCTGCCGAGATGGAGAAGAAGGAAGACGAGGCGCTGCTGTCGGAGAACGGCAGGCTGAAGCGCGAGCTGGCGGCTGCCAAGCGCGCCTTCGCTGCGTCGTCGGTTCGCCAGCGTCTCGGCGCCCGCAAGGTTTCGACGGCGACCGAATCGCTGCTGACTGATGCCTTCCTGCAGGGCGGCACGAAGTTCGAAGCCCTGCTTGCCGATCTCGGTGGGTCGAAGGCTGCACCCGCTGCTGCGGCGCCTGTCGCTGCCCGCACGGTGGCGCCCATCGCCCGCACGTCTGCCGACGCCAACCTTGCCGAGTGCCTGACGAACTACGCGAAGTTCGACGCGCTGACCGACGACCAGCAGTGGGAGCGGATCTGCGAGTTGGCGGACAAAGAGAACATCGCGCACTGGCAGGCCGCTTCGTGGATTCGCTACAGCCGGATGCCTGACAGCGTTCGCGAGCGTCGCGCTTCTGGCCTCGGCAAGTAATCACACCCCGCACCTGCGGAACCCTACCGGAGATCGATCATGGCACTTGGCAATCTGACCTACAAGACCCCGAACGCGATCAACAAGATCGCACAAGACCTGTCCGCCAGCGAAGGCTGCGCGCTGAAGCTGTCGGCGCAGGGCGTCGTCAGCCTGGCGGTCACCACGGCTTCGCTGCCCTACGGCGTCGTCGTCGTCGGCTGCGCCTCTGTCGATGGCACCTACTGGGCTTCGACGAACTCGACCACGAAGGCGCAGGGCGTCGTCGCGCAGTCGGCACTTGAGCTTGTCGACGCGCTCGGCTGCGTCGTGCAGGTGACCGCTTCGTCGACCGCTGCGATCGTCGCGGGCGACTTCATTCAGGTCGACTCTTCGACTGCTGACGGCGCCTTCAAGGCGAACAACAGCCCGGCTTCGACGACCTACGTGTGGGGCGTTGCCCTGACCGACTGCGCCGCGTCCGGCCAGTTCCTGCTTCGCTTCGCGCCCTACCGCGCAGCCTAACGACTAGGGGTCGACGATGGCACTAGGCTACACCACCTACAAGACGCCGAACGCGATCTTCACGATCAACAGCGACCTGACCGACAAGGAAGGCTGCGGTGTCTTCCTGCTCGATCAGGGCAAGGTTGCGCTTGCGTACCAGTTGACCGACGTTCCGTACGGCATCGTCACGGTCGGCGGGCCGTCTGAAGACGGGGTCACCTACCCCGGCTTGATCGGCGGGTCGTCGGTCGAGTTCGTCGACATGCTCGGCTGCACGGTGCAGGTCGCGATCAGCGGCACAACCGGCGTCATTGCCGGTCAACCCTTGTGGATCGACGAAGGCTACGCTGACGGCACGTTCACGGTGGCGGCACCGAACGCAATCGGGCAGTGGATCTGGGGCTTCGCTCTGACGAACTGCAACGATGGCGAGCAGTGCCTGATGCGCTTCCAACCACAGTACGTCTGGTACATCGCCCCCTAACACAACCCGCGCCTTCGCGGGCGCTCTTCGACCGGAGATAGATCATGGCATTCGCGTTCCCGTCAGTTGGTGTCAATACCGGCGCACTTCGCCCCGGCGTACTTCAGCGGATCTCGCTCTTCCGCACCGGCGCAGCTGGCACGCAGTCGATGGAGCTTTCGCCCATCGTCAAGGTGCCGACCCGTCAGGGCTTCTACCACTACTTCGCCGAGAACGACGCCCTTCCTGGCGGCGACTACTCGACCGTGTCGGCGACCGGCGCGCAGGCGATTCAGGCTGTCGACTACGACACCCCCGCTTCGCCCGGCGGCCTCCGCATCACGTCGGCAGCCTATCAGGCGTCGATCTACCGTTGGGGCTTCAACGTCTTCACGCTGAAGCAGATCGATGAGTTCGCTGCACGCGGCGAAGACATCACTGCCCGGTACGCTGACAAGCTGTCGATTCAGGGTCGTCAGCACCACGCTGCGATCACCGGCTACGCGCTTCGCCAGTCCGCCAACTACGGCAGCAGCAGCGCCGTGACCGACGGCGGCCTGCAGTCCGCGCAGCTGCAGAAGACGTTCAACGACCTTCTGCTTGCTTCGGCGGCTGACGGCTGTGACATCGAGGGTGGCCGTTGGGTTGCGACCTGCAACTTGACCACGGCGAACCGCCTGCTCGGCAAGAACGAGGTCTTCCAGATGGGCTACGGCATCGCGTCGAACGATGCCGGTACCGCGCAGTACCGCGCCGGTGCCAGCGACATGACGCAGCTGAAGGCCTTCTTCGCGTCGCGCCTGATCGTGCCTCTCGACCTGGTCGTGCTTCCGACCTACCTGCCGACGAACGCGTCGCAGACGGGCGTCAGCGTCCTGACCGACGGCAACGTGTCGATCTTCAAGGTCGCCGAGGCCTACGGCGACAGCGGCTTCCTGCAGACCTTCACGCCCGACCCGAACGCGGCGCTCGGTCAGATCTACAGCTACGACACGAACAACCCGAAGGGCATCGCGATGCATGTCGAGAGCGACTACGGCGTTGTCGTGCTCGGCGGCACCGCGAACAAGTGGGCGCGTCTGGCGACCGGCATCAGCGCCTAGCAGGCGTAGGGGGCGGGCTTCGGCTCGCCCCTTGTCAGAAGCGCGTCGCAGCCCCTCCCTGCGGCGCCCTTCTGTCAAGGGAGGCACAAAATGGCAGACTACTACACCTTCGGCGTCGTGCCTGCTGACGTGGGCCGCTACGTGCCGCGCTTCGCCTACGACACGACCAGCGCGCCGTCGCTGGCGCAGGCGCAAGACATCATCGACGACCACGCTGCCGACCTGTGTGCCTTCCTCTACGGCATGGGCGTCGCGGTGCAGGCGTTGAACAACAACCCGACGCTGGCGATGTACCGCACGGCGCAGCGGTACATCCTGCTGCGGCTGTCGGCGCAGGTGCTGCGGCTGCGGCAGCAGAACAGTCAGACGATGGCAGACCGGCTCGACGAAGAGGCTGACGCGGTCATGAAGCGGCTGCGTGAGATCCCGCAGGACATGGGGTCGACCCGGCCGGTGTCGGTCACGTCGGCGAACATCCTGCACTCGAACGCCGACTACCCTGGCGACATCTACCGCGCGTCGATTCAGTCAGGGTCACGCCTGGCGATCAACGCGCAAGTCGACAAGATGTGAGGGGGTCGACGTGTCAAGCTTCAGTTTGATCCTCTACGACGAGACCGGCAAGGCGACGGGCGCGCTAGAAGCGGCGATCCGCAACGCGAAGGACTGGAAGGCCTTTTGGGCGGGCAAGGGCGGGCCGATCAGCACCCTGTGGGCTGACAGCCGCAAGGTCATGTTCGCGACCGAAGGGCAGTCAACGGGCGCCGACTGGCCGAAGTACACGCGGCAAGAGCAGCGCTACTGGCTACCGATCAAGCGGTGGTCGCTAGGGGTCAAGAAGATCGCCACGGGCGGCATTCTGCGGTGGACGCCGAACCCCCGGTCAGAGACACCGGCGGCGCACGAACGGCTCTACCCGTCGATGACGGTCACGAACCACCCGAACTACGTCTACAACGTCAGCGGCACGTCGGTGGAGCTCGGCACGTCGCTGCCCTACGCCCGCAACCACAACTTGGGGATCGGCGCCTACACGCGCAAGACGTCGCGCAAGAAGAGCGGCACGGTCACGGTGCCGACGCCGAAGCGGCCGCTGGTTCGGTTCGGTCGCCCCTTCGCGGACGGGGTGCAGAAGGAGCTGAACCGCACGGCGATGATGCAAGGCGCAGGCAAGAAGGTCGGCATCACGTCTGACGGCTTGGCTGATCGCATCAACTTCGCCCGCGCGCAGGGTCGCCCGTGATCGCCGGTACTGCAAACGGCGCGCAGGTCGTCGCGAACGCGGCGAAGGCGCTTGTGATCGCGAACTGGTCGACGGTCTGCGACGCTGCGTGGCTGTCGGCGATGGGCGCCCCTGGCCTGCCGTCGCCGGTGGCGAACAACATCTTCACGTCGCAGCGCTCGCTCTTCACTGCCGAATCGCAGCCGAAGGTCGGGCTGACGGTCATTCGCACCGACGGGCTGATCACTGACGCCCTCGGCGCGCTCGACCAGACGCACGAACTTGAGGTCAGCGTCTGCAGCGATTGGGGGTACTACGACGGCACCGGGGCGCACCCGCTGACGACGGTGCAGCCGTTCACGATCGAGGCCTACGAAACGGCGGTGCGGGCATACGTCGAAGGCATAGTGATGATCCTCTGCTCAGCGACCTACGGCTTCATCAACTACGACGCGCGGAACCAGTCGACGGTCGGGTTCGTGTCGACGGGGATCTACAACTGTCTGCCGTCGTCGGGTCTGACGCCTGTCGACTTCGTGGTCGGCGAAGACGACACCGGGCAGACGTTGATTCAACAGACCGTTCGTGCTTCAATTCAGGTGCTTCAGCGCCGCAGCCTAGCAAGGTAGAACAATGTCACAGTACCTGATCGCAAGTAACACAAGCGCCGTCTTCATCCGCACGCAGACCGTACTCGGCACCTTTGCCGACCCGACGAACGTGCAGGAGGATGGCCTCGGCGCAGGGACCGGCATCTACGCGGTGCGGGTGGTCGGCACGCCGAAGTTCGCCCCGCGCGGCGCTGGCATCATTCAGCGGACTGACATCTACACCCCCTACGGCGGCGGTCAGTCGGCGGTCACGGGCGGCATCGGATGGGACATCACCCTGCAGACCGAACTCTTCTGGCGGTTCGACGAGGCGCAGGGCGCGAACACGCAATACATCACGCGCAACACGTCGCAGCTGTCGGCGCTGTGGCTTGCGTCGCCGTGGGCGATCACGCTGCCCAACACCGACACGCTGCTGACGGTGCAGCAGGCGTTCAATGCTGACGTTGACCGGGCGGCAGCGAACTACACGGCGCAGCCGTTCAGCATCGCCTACGAAGAGGCGAACGGCAAGCGGTACGAGGCCTTCGACTGCATCTGCATTCCGAAGATCAACTGGGAGAGCGGCGGCAAGATTATGATCGACTGGACGGTGAAGGGCAAGTGGCGCCCTGTGACCGACAGCACGACGCAGGCGCCGACCTACCCCGAACAGTACGCCCCCGCGAAGCCGCAGCCCCCGCTGATCGGTCAGAACGGCGCGATGGCGCTGACGGGCTTCTTCGGCGCGTCAACGAACGCGCTGTCGAAGGTGACGGTCGATCCGGGTTGGGCGATCAGCGACGTGATGGATTCGCGGCAGGCGTACGGGTTCGGGCTCGGCTTCATCGCCCTGACGACCTACCCGACGATCGCGGTCGAGGTGGCGAACTTCGCCGAGAACGTGCAGCCTGACTTCACTGACGCCCAGGCGAACACCATCTTCGACGGCACCGGCGGCAACGGCAGCGCCCTGACGGTCACGTTGACGATCGGGTCGAACACCATCGTCTTCACGCTGAACCTGCCGCAGCTGATCGAATGGCCTGCGCCTGGCGACGCGAACGGCTACCGCAACATCGGTCTCAAGTTCGGCGGCATACCGAACAAAGACCAGACGACGGTGATGTCGATCCTCTTCAATTCCTAACGGGTCGCCAGTCGGCGCACCCACCCCACCACCTTCATCGCAAGGGCAACGCATGGCAATCGAGTTCGTCGAACAGCACCGCATCACGGTCAAGAGCAAAGGTCAGACTGGCACGCTGCTAGCGCGTGAGCCTAACGCACTGGAGGGGGCGCGCTACATGGCTGCGCTGCAGCGTCACGGGGTAGGCCTACGGGAGACAGACCCCGACGCCTTCGAAGCCACCATCGCGCTGCACGTGGGGCTTCTTGTCGCCTGCGTGCAGGGTAGCGAAGACTGGTCGCCTGCGTTCCCTGCCGACGGCACTGAAGCCGAGCGGCGGGCGTGGCTGCTGCGGCTGTCGTGGGCGGACGTGTCGCCGATCGCCACGGCGGTCATGGGGCTTGGCTTCCCCCCTACTTCAGCCGGGTCGTCTGGCGAGACTACGCCCGGCTAGTGATGACGCACGGGTTCCGCTGTTGGGAGTGCCCCGACGCAACCCGCTATCAGAGAGGCTGCACGATGGGTTACAGGCAGGGTCTAGGGCACGACAGCATGACACCCGCACCGACGACCTGCCTAGTGCTTGTCGACGAACCTGCGGGCTTCTGGTCGGCGAACAAGTTCGGCAAGATGATCGAGCGCGGGTCGCCGCAGATCGCCCTTCGTGACATGTCGCACGCGCAACTTGAACTGGCAGAGGTCGTGCAATACGAGCTGCAGGAAGGCGCGAAAGCCTACGACGACCAGCGCGCCAAGTCAGCCGAGCGCATGGCGTCGATGCTGGAGGGTCTGAAGCGATGAGTACCGTTGCGGGCGCAGTAGTAACGATCGACGGCGACAGCAGCGGCCTAGTCGGCGCTCTTCAGAAGGGCGAGAAGGCGCTCGCTGACGTCAAGCAGGGCGCGCGCAAGCTGTCAGAGCAACTGAAGGAGGTTGGTGACGATGCCGACAAGGCAGCGGGCGATCTGATGCAGAAGCTCGGCGGACCTGGCGCCGTGAAGGCGATCGCAGGCATCGGCATCGCGATGGGCGCCGCGAAGGCGGGCGTCGACATGTTCCTTGACAGCAGCGAGAAGCTGTTCCGATCCTATGGAGATCAAGGGCAGGTCATCTGGGATGATCTAGAGAAGTCGCTGTTCAACATTCAGGGCGCCTTCGCGAAGGCAGCGCTGCAGACCGACGACATGTACGTCGCTGCGGGTCGGCTTTACGCCCTGCTAGAACTGATCAAAGACATGTCGATTCAGGCTGTCGATTCGACGGTCACGGCGATCAACATTTTGCGAAAGATTCCGCTGTCCGCTGCGTGGTCGTTAGAGAAGATGGGCTTCTTCGAAGCTTTCGACCGCATGTCGAAAGAAGGCGAGGCGCGTTCGCGTGAACTCGTCAAGAACATGGACAAGTCAGCGGTGGCGTTCGGCAAGCCACTGACGGCAGCGAAGACGTTGACCGAAGCGGTTGGCGACATGGAGACAGGCTACGCCAACCTAGCAGGAAAGGCGGTCAACCTAGAGGACAAGCAGCGGTCGCAGGCGCTGGCGAACATCGAAGGCACGATCAAGCAGGTCGAAGCGCTGGCACTGCTGCAGAATCAAGCCGACAACATGTCAGGCGACAATCTTGGCACCCTGTCAGACGAGCAAGAAGCGCTGCTGACGCGCCTCGGCAAGCTGCGCGACGAGATCAACGCGAACGCCAAGCCACCAGCGGCGACCCCGACCGCAACGGGCGGAACGAAGGCAGACGCGACCGGCGTGAAGCAGGCTGCTGACGACACCGTGTACGCCTTCGCCCTGGCAGAAGGGGGGTACGCCGAACTGACGAAGTCGCAGGCCGACTTCCTGCTCGCATCAGAGACCATGCTAGGCGATTCGTCGTCACGCGTGATGGAGATGAAGCGGGCCGAGTTCGACAACCTAGAGAAGCTCGGCGAAAGCGCCTACTTGAACGACATCGAACTGAACACGAAACGCATTGAAGCAGCCGAAGCGGCGCAGCGCGACCACGCAGCGAAGGTCAAAGCAGAAGAAGAGCTAGTGCTGCAGGGCAAGCTTGACGCGATCACGGCAGAGATGGAGGCGATTCAGGTCGCGAAGGAGAAGGAGATCGCCGACGACAAGGCAGCGAAGGCAACCCTCTTCAACCTGGCAGTCACGCAGAACGGCAAGATGCTGGCGTCCGCAATCGTCGGCAACAAGAAGATGTCAGAGGTTGCGCGGGCGGCGCTCGGCAACGTGGCGTCAGGCCTCGGCGACATCGCGATGGTAGAGGCGGGCAAGTACGCTGCAGCAGGTGACTACCCGCAGGCGTCAGCGATGGCCGTAGCAGGCACGCTAGGCTACACCATCGCGGCAGCGCTCGGCGCCGAGAAGAAGCCGAACGCAGGGCCGCCGACGGAACGGGCGCAGCCGGTGCAGAACTACGCCTACAACCTGCGGATCGACGCTGCCTTCGCCGACAGCGAAAGTGTCAGCCGTCGATTCGCGCAGATGCAAGAAGGCGCGCGGCAACGCGGGCTGATCACGGCGGCGGCATAACATGGCGAACTTTCCCCTGGCGACTTGGCAGGTGACAGCCCCTGCGTTCACGGTAGCGAACGCGATCGGGTCGGTGTCGATACCTGCAGCGACTGGCAAGTGGGGCTTCGGCGTCACGAACCTGCCGCCGCTCACACCGAACTCCGCTGCCGCCGACACCATCGCCTACCACCTTGCGGACGCGATCGGGACTGCCGCACTGCCGGGGCCGATCTCGCTCGGCATCGGGGCTGCGTCGACCTACAACGTTGCGCCTGGCACGAACCCATCGACGTCGCCCCTGACGTTGACGCTAGCGACCGCGTCAGCGTCGGCGATCACGCTGACCTTCGCTGACCTTGCCGCTGCGGCAGTCTACGGCTTCGCGTCAACGACGGTCAGCATCGCCAGCGACTTACAATCGACGACAGCGACCTTCAACGTGGGGGGCGTGTGGTCGCCGTGCGGGGTAGCAGGGGATCTGCGCCGCACCACCCGTCAGCGGGCCGCTGCGTCGTCGTCTGACATGTCTGGCGTGTCGACCGACGTGGTCAACTGGGGCGAAGTCGCCGATCTAGAGTTCTTGTCGTCGGTCTTCCCTGCGGGCAACCTGACGCGGTGGTTCGCGGCAACGCAGATCTACGCCACGGCAGCGGGCCGCAACGTCGCCGACCCGAACAACACACTGGAGGGGCTGCTGCAGGCGGCTGCGACAGGCGTGACGTTCCGGCTCTACCGCCAGCAGGCGATCGCCAGCGGCACGACGCCGACCACCTATGTTGAAGCGAAGATGCCGACGATCTCATCGAAGTCGGCGGCAGAAGACTACACGTCAGCAGTCGACGAACCCCGGCTGTGGTCGACTGCGGGCATGATCTTCAGGGGGTCGACCTAATGGCCTCTGACCGCGTTCTGATCGTTCGGGTGCTTGGCATCGGGCTTGCGTCTGGCACGAACAACGCGGCGGCGTTCACGTCGCGGGCGGGCCTGCCGTACCTCGGCGTCAGTGAAGTGCCGGGGGTGGTCGTCGACGTCGGGTCGCAGCTGTCGTCGAACATCGACATCTTCGGCGCGCTCGGCAGCGACCCGACAACGACCTTCACGCTGCTGTCGACGGCAGTGACGTCGCAGTTGACGCTGTCGCGTGGCAAGCGCCCGCTGCTCGACGCGGACAACGCGAACGTGACCGTGACCGACTACATCTCGCCCTTCGGCACGTCGAACCTCGGCTTCATCGCCGTGACCGACACGTCGAACTGCTACCCTGGCATGATGCTGCGGGTGGCGAACACGGTCTTTGAAGTCGACACGGTCTGGTCGGCAACGTCGCTGCAGGTGCGGCGGCGATGGGGCTCGGCTGACGTGCCGATTCCCATGGGGGTCACGGGCTTCGGTATCTTCGGCGCGACCGTCTACGACGTGACGCCGAGCAACCCCACTGGCGGCATCGAATCGCTGCCCGTCGTCATCTCCACTGCACCCCTGTCGGCGACGTCGCGGGTGCAGGAAGAGATCATCTTTCGCGGCGTGGTCAACAAGGCAGCGACCGACACGTCGGCGCATGGCACGAACAAGATCAAGGTCGACTGCGGGTCGATGATGTCGTACGTCAAGTCGGCGAAGTTCACGCCCGCGCAGGGCGGCACGCGAGTCTTTCCCAAGCGCGCCACCGACGCCACGCAGGCGCTGACGAACTCGGCGATGAACGTCGACTTCTGGTGGCAGATCGTGCACGACCAGCGGCTCTACGGCACGCCCTTCGAAGTGTCGGGCGATGTTGGCAACGTGCGCGTGCCGCTGATGCAGATCCGGTCTGACGCATGGGGCGGCACGGTGGCGCTCGACCCCGATCAGCCGTGGGCCTACGAAACGATCGACGACTACGCGGTGCTAGTCGCGCAGGTGTCGACGCGGTACCGGCTCGACCCCGCGAACCCGACCTTCATGAACTCGAACACTTTCCTGTCGACGTTCCGTGACGGGTGGTACGGCAACGGCGGCTTCGGGCCGTCGCTAGAACCTTCGATCACGCGCACGGCAGTCTACGGCACGACAACTAACGCGATCACCGGTCAGACGGTGCCGACGCAGTTTCCGATCGGCTACAGCTGGCAGGTGCAAGACGCGTGGTTCAACCCCGAAATGCTAGGCGAAACGACCTTCATCGCGAAGACCTTCGCCGACCTGATTGTCGACCTGCTACTCGGCACGTTCAACGGCGAAAGCGGAACCGAAGAGTACTCCTTCACGACCGGCTGCAGGGCGGCGACTGAAGCGGCGTGGCTGCCCTTCGGCGTGCAGGCGGGCGTGTCGTCGGTGCAAGACATCATCGACATCGGGTCGCTGCTGCGGGCGGTGTCGCCGTTCGGTGGCGCGCTTCGACGAGAGCAGCCGACCACGCCCGAAGGCATCGCCCAGGCGGTCTTCGGCAGCAGCAGCGGCTTCATGCTGCCGTACCTGGCAGCGGACGCGAAGACGGTCGGCGACGTGCTAGAAGAGATCCTGAAGCGGTCAGGCCTCTACATGGTCTACGACAAGGGCAAGTTCCGCTTCGGGCGGTGGTCGCAGCGTCCGCCGACGCCGACGGTGGTCAACGACACGGGCCTAGCCGAGCCGAAGGTGTCGCTGACGTTCGACCGCAACAACTGCGTGCAGACGGCGCTCATGAAGGTCTGCTGGAGGGCAGACGGCGACAGCCCCGTGACGCAGGCCGTGCCGGTCAACAACATCGACCTCGGCATCGGTGCGATCGGCAAGGTGGTCAACCTGTCGCATTGGCTGCCGCTCGGCACGATTGAGTACCTGCCTGACAGCGACATGTTCTTGAACGCCGTCAACCTTGTGACGCGCTACTCGCAAGCGGCGGCACTGGTCGACGTGGTGTACCGCGACGATGTCTTCGACCTGGTCGTCGGTCAGCAGGTGGCGTTCAGCAGCGACTACGTGCCGAATGCCGACGGGAGCATGGGCGTGACGCTGGCGACGGGCTTCGTGTTGAAGGCGGCGCGGTCGTGGCAGACGCCGACGACGGCCTACACGATCGCCCTGCCCGGCTACCTGTCGCCGATCAATCGGGTGTCGGTCTTCAGCTGCAGCGGCACGGTGGTGTCGGTGGTCGGCGATGACGTCACGATCGCCCCGAACGACTTCACGCAGCCTGCAGGGCAGCAGGCAAGCGAAGCGGCGCCGACCAGTGACGCGCAGGCCTTCGACCTGTCGCTGCAGCTGCAGGGCGGGCCTCTGCTGCTTGTGCTGCGCGATCAGTACGGCACAAGCCGAAGTGCGGGCGCACTGCTCTACCCTGGCGACGTGTCGGGCAATACGCTGCTCGGCTTGCCTGCGATCGCGGCGGTGGCAGTACCGGGTGACGTTGTGGTACTCGCACGGGCGACGGCGCAGTCGTCGGTCGACACGCTGTGGGATGCCTTCCAAGCCGACACGGCAGGGCAGGTCAACGGCAGCCCGGTCCTAGCCTACCAGTGGGTGCGATAGATGACTTGGAAGAAGCTTGACGACGAACTGACCGACCCGAACTCGCAGGAACCGCTGTCTGCCTTCCTAGTGCGGGGGCTGACGCGCAACGTGAACGACTACTCGACCGCGCTGACGCGGGGCGGGGCGTTCGCCTTCGACAACGAGACGCTGGCGATGCGGTGGGCGTCGTACGATCAGCCGACCGGCTTCGTCTTCACGGTCGACGTGGGCGTAGCAGCGACGCAGGTGCAGTTCGACATCGTCGGCAACACGAAGTCGTCGCAGGTTGGCGGCACCCTTGTCGTGCGCCACCTTGACACTAGCACGCAGATCTTCACGCCGATCGCGGGCGACGACAACCTGCAGCTGCGTACGGTGTCGTTCGACTTCGTGACGCCGACCAGCGGGCCGCAGGGCTTCTTCATCGGGTGGCAGTCTGACGTCGGCGACGACCTCGGCTTCGTGAAGTTGCGGGGCGGGGTAGAGAATCAGGTCTTCTGCGACGAAGGCAACGGCGCGGGTCACTGGTCTTTCCCTGTTGGCGCAGGCCTCGGCACCGAAACGCACCTGCTGCTGCGGATCGATCAGGTGGTCGACAACGGCAACGTGCAGCCGAGCGGCGACGCCCGGCGCGACTACCAGATCTGCTACTTTCGCCACATCGACGGCAACAACCCCGGCGGCACCTTCGTGATCTGGCCTGAACTCGACCAGACGCCTGCCGTGCTTGCGACGCGAGTGGTGCCGGTCAAAGATCAGATCGACGGTCACGTCTTCGAACTCGGCTGCTTTCAGCTGTGGTCGGTGGCGGCGACGACGACCGAAGTGCAGGTCGGCAACGCGGGCCTGCCGAACGCCTACGACCAGACGACCGCGCTGAACTCGGTGTCACGGTCGACGGCGAACTTTCTGACGCCGTGCATGCCTTCGCTGTCGAACATCGTCAGCACGCCGGGCCTCTTCGGTCGGGTGCTGCGCGCTGGCGACCTGCTGCAGTTCACGTTCGCGGTGCAGAACACGGGCGACTTCGGCGTGCAGGTCAACTTTCGGGCCTTCACGATCAACCTGACGCAGCCGGGGTTCGACGCGCCCGACTTCACCTTCGACGTGCTTGACTACCTCGGCAACCCCGTCGGCGCGCAGGTGGTGCTGTCGAAGCAGTCGGTGCCGCGCTTCGTGCCGCAGACAGCCTACGGGGCGAGCTCTGGCAGCCTAGTCTGCGCGAACGGCGTCAGCAGCGTCGCCGACGAGTGGGGGATGCGCGACGCGATGCCAGTCGTCGAAGTCATGCGCCCGACCCCGATCGCGATGCGGTACCCGACAACGACGTTCGACAGGCTCGCAACGGGCGCCGTCTACACCGGGCAGATCACCTGCACGTCAGACGTCTACCTCTACGCCTTCTTCAGCAGGTTGTTCTGATGGGCTTCACGGTACCGGCTACCCTCCCACCCCTGTCGCCCTTCCTCGTGCCGCCGAACGCGATACGAGCTGACGCTGTCGACAGCGTGCTGCAGCGCGATCGGTTCCTCTTCGCGACCCGTCGGCGGCTGATCTTCACGGGCGGCAAGTTCGACGCGACGCTCGGCACCTTCGTGACGCCCTTCTTCTTCAGCGCGCGCACGTCGGCGGTCACGACGGGCAACCTGTGGGTCGTCATCGCGGGCAACGAAGTCGAAGTGAAGGTCGACGAGTTCAACGTTGGCGCCACGCTGACGCTAGGCGTATCGGTGGGCGGCTTCGAAACGAACGCGCAGCTGCTGACGGGCATTCCTGCCGCGACCACGTTGGCGATCGGCCTGTCGGTGCGGGCGCTCGGCGCGGGCAACCTCTACAGCGCCTACATCTTCGAAGAGATCCTAGCGGCGGGCGACCTGCCCTGACCGCGCAACCTGTGAGGCTTCATGTCAGTTGCCCTTCTGTCGTCTGCCCTGCACGCCCTAGTCGGCTGCCGCCTGTCGCCGTCGCGTGACGGGGTTCTGATCGTGTCACCTGGCGGGTCGACCTACGACTTCGTCACGTGTCACAGCGACGAAGGCGCACTGCTCGGCGCTGTCGAGGCGCTAGCAGAGGCGCTGCGGGCTAGGGGCGCAATCGCAGCGGCTACACCCGCACCCGTCGCCCTGCCCGCGCCTGCGATGCCGCTGGCGTTCACGTCAGCGCTGCCCGTCGACAACATCGAAGCGCCGCCCGACACGGTCATTCACGGCGGCAAGGTGACGCAGGTGCAGAAGGTCGACGCCCCGTCGTGGGAGGCGCCTGCAGCGGTGCCAGTCGCCGTCAAGCGCCGCGCGAAGGGTGCCAAGTGACGGCGGCCGTCGACTACAACGTCGCCCAGGCGGGCAAGGCGTGGCAGGTTGTCGACCTGCCGCCCCCGTTCTGCACCCTTGATCCTGCCACCCCTGCCTTCGCGGCAGCGGTGTCGACCTTCCAGTCGGCGAAGGGGCTGACGGCTGACGGCAAGCTTGGGCCTGCGACGCTGGCGAAGCTGCTGCAGCGGGCGCCTGTCGCCACCGGTGTGCTGACCGTCGACGCGCTGATCGCCACTGCCGAGCACGAAGCCGACCTGCAGGTGCGCGAAGTCGGCGGCATGAATCGCGGGCCGAAGGTCGAGGCCTATCAGCGGGCAGGTGGACTAGGGCCGGGCGATCCGTGGTGCGCCGCCTTCGTCGCGTGGTGCGTCATGCAAGCCCGGCAACTCGACAAGCCCCCGACGTGGTGCAGCGGCAGCGCGATCACCACCTGGCAGAAGGGGTCACGACGGGCGGGCGATGCATCGACGACGCCGCTGTCGGCAGGCTACCAGTCGAAGGTGAAGCCCGGTTGGATCTGGGTGCGGGCGAAGGATCCTGCAGGCGCTGACAGCGCGCGCGGCGGGCTGTGGGTGCAGGGTCACTGCGGAATCGTCGTTGGCGTCGACAGCGCGGGCTTCTACACTGTAGAGGGCAACACGAACTCGGCAGGGTCGCGCGACGGCGATGGCGTGTACCGCAAGCTGCACCGGTGGTCTGATACGGCACAGATCGCCCGAACGGTCGGGTGGTTCGATTCGACACACATCTAGAAGGGGCTAACATGCTGAAGATGACGCATTCAAAGGGCAAGATCAACGCAGGCCTGACAGTCGGCGCGATACTCGGCGCAGCGATCCCGATCATCGTCACGGCTGCCACTGGCGGGCTTGCTGCGGTGCCGGTTGCGATGTGGCTTGCGCTCGGCGGTGTCGTGTCGGGCCTCTTCGCGGGCAACGTCGAAGTGAAGTCAGCCGCCGAGCGGATGATCGACGCCGAGATCGCGAAGGTGGGTCGTGGCGAGTAGCAACCCGCCGACCGGTTCGGTCGAAGCGCTTGTCACCCGCACGTCGATCAGCCTGCCGACACTCTGGAAGGTGGTCTGGTCGATCACGTCGGTGCTTGCCGCGCTGATCTTGGCGCTGCTGTCGATGCTCTACAACGGCGCGAAGGCGGAGTGGGTCGCGATGCGGGCTGACGTGCGGCTGCTGCAGCAGACGGTCGCGGCGCAGCCTACGGGCGAGCAGTTCCGCGAACTGACGCACCGGGTCGACCTGATCGAACGAACGATCAACAGGTGGGATGAGTAGCAGTTGACGACCTGCCAGCGGGCGATGTAGTCTGCCAGCGGTCGCCGCGTTGCGTTCCGCCTACTACTTAGGAGGGTGAAGGTTACGCTCACTTGTGACGCGGCGACCTTCTGCCTTCATGATCTTCTGAAGTCGGCGCTCTTCGGCTTCGATGGCCTCGGCGCGGATCGCCTCTTCGCGCAGCATCTTCGCCGTCGGCAAGGTGGGGTCACGGTGCGGGTTGGGTATCGGGCGCGGCTGGTACTTGACGGCGCCTTCTTGCCCCTGCTGCAGCGCCTTGCGCTCGGCTTCGCGGCGGTTCTTCTCCAGTCGCCGCTCTTCTGCCTTGACTGGGTCTGCCTTGATCTTGGCATCGTATCGGGCCTGCGCCGCGCGGGTGGTCGCCAACCTGCGGGCCTTGCGGGCTTCGTCGGTCAGGTAGGCGGCTGCAGCTGCAGCGTCGGCGGCTGCCTTCTGCGCGGCGATGGCTGTCACGCGGGCAAGGGCGATCTCCCGTTCGACCTCGGCGGGCGACTTGCCCTGCGCCTGCGCGACCTGCTCGACGTTCGCCCGGTGCGCCTTGCGGGCCTGCAGGTTGCCTACGGTCGCGGGGGTCTTCGTGCGTCCGATCGTGACGTCAAGCACGGTCGGCGTAGCGAAGTTGCGATGCCGTTCGCCCTTGCGGTTGCGGTGCTGCCGTTCGCGGGTGCTGTGGTTGTGGTCGACCTTCGCCAGATCGACGGACGCCTCCCACTGCGACAGCGCTGGCACTGGCGTGGTGGCGAAGAGAGGTGACAGCCACCACCCGCGTTCAGCGACGATGCGGCGCATCGCGATGGCCTCTGCGCGCATGAACTGCGGGCCTTCGTCGTTTGATCTTCTGCTGCTGGCGAGTGTCGGGGCGTTCTGTGCCATTGTCGATCCTGTTGATGGGGGGGAGGGGGTTAGAAGAGGGCGAGTTGTGCGCCTGGCGCTTCAGCAGCTGCAGCCTGCTCGGCGACGGTGTCGACGGCGAACTGGCACCGCGCTTCGGCGATGGCGACGTGGGCGGGGTCAAGGTCGACGCCGACGAAGCGGAGGCCTTCTAGCAGCGCTGCCTTGCCGGTGCTGCCGCTGCCGCAGAAGGGGTCAAGCACTAGGCCTGCAGGCGGGGTGACAAGGCGGCAAAGGTACCGCATCAAGTCGGTCGGCTTGACGGTGGGGTGGAAGTTTCGGACCGTGTCGGCGGTGCGGCCTGCGCCTGCGCGTGGCGACTGCAGCCCGGCGCTGCCTTCGTCGCGTTCGACGGCGTCGGCGCCTGACCGTGCGGGCAGGTGGTCGCAGCCATCTTCGCGGTCGGTGCGGCTTGCCTTCGCGCAGTAGAAGAAGCGCGCTTCGGCGTCAGGAAACCCCGCGACGACCTCGGCGCTGCCGTCGTGCATGACGTTGGCAGGCCAGCGGCCCGCAGCGATCGGGAGCACACCAAAGTTTTCAACATTGAACGAGGTGCCCGGGCTGCTAGGGCCATTTCCGCGCGTGGTGCCTCCCTCCGCCCCTATCCTACACCCATCCACATTGATGGCCCCCGTGCCGTATCGCAGCACATTGCCTGCAACCGTGCCGTCAAGCGGCTTGCGCGCCACGATCACCGGTTCCCACGCGGGCTTCAGCGCCGTGCCCCACCCCTGCCACGCGCGGGCGTCGTCAGTCGCGGGGGCTGTCAGGTCAACCTGCGAGGGCGTCGCGTGCAGGCCTTGCGAGTAGATGCTGCGAGCCGGCGACGGGTGCGCTCCGACGACCTCCCGTTCGGCGCCTGCCGCGCGATCGATCGCCTTCGACACGTCGTGCGACTTCGGAAAGCCCGACCCGTACAGCCACATCACGCAGTCGCGGATCTCCCACCCCGCGTCTTCGATCGCGACCGTCAGCCGGTGAAACGTCCGCGTGCCGCCGAACGCAAGCAGGTGCGCGCCGGGCTTGGCAACCCGTAGCGCCGCCTGCCAGAACTCGACGCCTGGCACGCCCCGATCCCACCCCTTGCCCATGAAGGTCAGGCCGTACGGCGGGTCGCTGACAATGCTGTCGAAGTGGTCGGCAGGGTAGTCGCGCAGCACGTCGCGGCAGTCGCCAGTGTGAACAGTGTAGGGTGTCGTCATCGGTCGAACAGCTGCAGCAGGAAGAGCACGATCACCCACCCGAAGAAGATGAGGATGAAGGCAAGCAGCACCGGGTCGCCCTTCGGCTCGGCGGTGGCAAGAAGGTAGAGGGTCACGGCGGATCCTTCGGTGGGGTGTAACAGAGGGCGAACCCGCAGATCAGACCGACGCCGAACCCGAACAGCCCGGCCGTGAACTCGATCGGAATCGGGTTCGATGCGTTCAGCAGTTCGGCAGCGTGGCGCACGCCCGGCGCGTCTGCTACGATGACAGCTGCGCGGGCGACTGGGGAGTCGAAGCAGGCAAGCGCCTGCTCCCGTCGGCGGGTGTTTCTATCCTGGCACTTGTCGACGGGCCGCGCAGCACTCACGGCTGCACCCCGCGCACCTTCGCCGACCACGGGCCGTGAAGGCGCCCCCACTCGGCAAGCCACACCGCGTCGGCTTCAGCGAGTAGCAACTTGCGACCGAACCGCGTCTCGGCTTCCTGCTTCAGCGTCCGCTTGTGGTTCGTCACGCAGTCGCGCTTCGGCAGGTACAGGTCGCGCTGCCACGTCGACGGCGTCACGGCGAACACCCGGCACTGCGACGCAAGCAGACCCGCCCAGGCTTCGCCGTAGACGCGCCCGAACGTGAACATCGACACCACCCCTTGCCGGGGCATCGCGCCGACCCGTTCGATCGTCGCTGCCTTGATGTCGTCGGGGTCGAGTTCGGCGACGAAGTCGAGGATGATCAACGCGATCCTGCCTTCGGTCTCGGCGTGAATGAAGCGGCTGATGCCGAGCACCGTGCCGCTGCTGTCGACAGCTGCCACGGCGCCGTTCTTGCCGGGGTCTACACCGACGAAGATCACGACGCCCCCCTGCCCGCGCCCTTCAGGTGCGCGCGACGCATGAAGCGCTTGCCGTGCGCCACCTGCCACACCGACGACTGCAGCGACCAGATCTGGTTGAGCTGGTCGACCGTCGGCTGCGGGCAGGCAACGATCGCCTCTGCCGTCAGACCTTCGACCCGCGTGTCGAGGGCGAGCACTAGCGCCCACCACGCGTGCGAGTTCGACCACGCGCAGGCTGACAGCACCCGACGATTGAGCGCCTGGCGTGTCAACCCGCAGAAACGGGCGCACGCTGCCGCGCTGCCGTAGATCTGCACCATGCGGGCATGCAGCGCCTCTCTGTTGGCGACAACGGCGGTCACAGCGGGCCGCCTTCGTCTTCGAAGGGTACGACCTGCGGCGACTGGTCGCCCGCGTCGTCTTCGTCGTCGTCAGGGGCTGCAGGAATCTGCGCCGCGTGCGCCGCCTTCACGGTCTTGACCGGCGCCTGCTGCGTCGCGTCGATGTAGCCGGGCGCCTCGGCACGGTCGGCGATCTCCAGTGCGTCGACCATCGACACCGACTTCGGCAGGTACTTTGCGGCGCGCTTCAGCACCGTCTTGCGTGCCATCTCCGACCAGTCGGTCGCCCACGGGCCGGACTTGCCTGACTTCGACCGGTTGCGGATCGCGTTCACGTCGGTGGTCGTCATCCACTCGAACACGTGCTCATCTGACGTCAGGATCGCGTGACAGTAGACGCCGACGACGGGGTCGTTGTCGGGGCGCCGCAAGTTGGGGTTGTGCGCGAACGGGGGCGTCGTGTGAAACGACACGCTGAAGTCGTCGCTGGCGTAGACGATGCGGGCCGCCAGTGCCTTGACTTGCCCGCTGCGGCGGATCAAGTCGAGCAGCCCCTGATACCCTACGATCAGGGTGCATTCGCTGCCGTGCGGCACAAGGTAGCACTGCCCCTGCACGTGCGGCTCTAGGCCGAGCTGCGCGGCGGACATGATCGCGGCCATCACCGACGCCGGGCTGCAGTTCTGCAGGTTGCGGTTCGTGCGAAACGCGGTCAGGGCGAGGCGTGCCATGCGCTCGGCGGGGAAGTGCGACGGCAGGGCAGTGCGGAGCTGTGCCAGCGTCGACGGGTTGGCAAGCCACTGCACGACGGCAGGCTGCTGTGATTGGGTCTGAAGTTCGGTCGTCATGTTCGATCCTGTCGGTGGTGCCTTGCGGCGGGTGGGGGTTGTTACTTGGTGAAGGTCAGGTTGCCGAGCGCCTGCACGGGGTCGCCCATCTTCGCGTCGAAGGCGTCAGCGTACTGCGCGCTGTCGAAGTCGGCAGGTGCAGGTGCGGCAACGGGCAAGCGGGCCGTCAGAAGGGCAAGCAGCCCCTCCAGTGCGTCGGCGATACGGTCGAGGTTGTATTCGTTGTCAGTCATCTTCGATCCTGTCGTTGTGCTGCAGCTGCAGCGTGGGGGA